CAAGTCACCTTGAAGTAGTCGACAATAACCGAATCGACGTTGGCACTGGACGATTTTTGCAACTGAACAAGCGGTTGCAATCCCGAGGAGTAGCCGCTCATATCAAAGGTCGTTGTCGCGCCGACTCGCTGGCCGTCGATGTAGAACTTGACATCGCTTTTGCCGCCCGTGAAATCGATTACGAATTCCTTGTACGTGGTCCCAAGGGTCACGCCGCTGGAGATGTCATCGTTGTCGCGTACCCCGTCGTCGGTTTCCAGGTAAACTAGCGTTGTGCTGCTTGCCCCTTCCATGCGGAACCAAGCATTGGCTGCAACGTCGTTGGCGGTATCGTTTCGAGCCGAGCCAAGACCGAAGCAAAGGATTGAACCGCTCGTGAAGGTAGCTGCTCCGATCTTCACCCGCATCTCAAGACGCTGAATCAGGTCGATGTCGAAGTCCAGCGCATCGTTGAAGTGCAAGCAAACATTCTCGACTTCGCTGGTGGATGCAAGCGTTAGGGTCGCTTCGCTAGTCCCTTTGGAGTAGGTCGGAGCCCCGGAGGATGATGTATCATCAACAAGCCAAGCGGTTGCTGGGTCTGCCGAAGTTGGAAACGTGGCCACCGCCCCGTTGAAGTCATCGTAAAAAATTTGAAAGTCACGCATGTCGCCCATGTTCTTATGTTCCTGTTTTGTAAATTTTGTTGCCGTCCCAAAAAGCCCCCAAGCAATCGCCCAGGGGCTAAAAATTAATCGACACTACGCACGATTAGCGAAGATGCCGCGATGCTCGATAACCGCTGCCGCGAAGCTTTGGCGAACGGTGTAGATGTACGAATCGTTTCGGATGTTGTAATCCGACTCCAAGACTGGCGATTCTTCGCCACTCAAGAAGCTGATTTCAACCGTGTCGATGAGGCTGTTGTCGGCGATTGCGTACCAGTTGGTCGAGCTATTGGCATCCAAGTATGGACTTGCAACAACTCGCAACTGCCGAGCACCGCCGCGACCGTAAAGGTTCGAGACGCCGCTATTCTTTTCGCTCTCGACCGATGCCGTCGAATTGACAAGCTCCAATGCAGTCCCGGCGTAAGCCAAAGGCACTAAGAGGATTGACGGGGTAAGCCCGAGGAAGACGTCGCTGTTAAGCCCCTTCTGCTTACCCATTACCTCAAAGGCTTTGTCGAGGGTCGTCTTGCTTGGAGCCGCTGCACCGCCCGAGAGGTTAGTCCCAGAGGCGTGCGATGCCGAGAAAAGAGCCACACCGTCGGGCATGGTCGGGTTTGACAGGAATACGTCATAGATCGCCTTTTCTTGCGTCCTACGAGCCGCCGATCCGTGCATCGCTGGGATGCGGGACAGGGCATCGAGGTCATCGTTAATGACCGTCTCCCAAGTCACGGTAAATTCCTTACCGTACTTCTCAACCTTGTAGCTCTTGCGTTGATCGACAACCTTACCCTCTGGGTAGTCCTTGCCTTCGGGAACTACTTCGAGATTTGGCGATTCGCCAAGGCTGATGCGGTTGATGTTTTTGAAGTCGTCAACCGACTGAGCTTGTCGCACCCATTGGTCCCAAGTGTATGGGGCCTCGACGTAAGACGCCGTGAGGGTCTTGCTGGCTGCATCCAAAAGCAGACTGGAGAACGATCCGCTTGTGTGGTAAACGTCATTCGATCGACGGATATTGAATCGATCCATCACCCCTTGGTGACCCATCGCGATACGCACAACATCGCCTTTGTTGTGTCGCTCTGGATTGACGCCCATTCGCCGAACGCAAGCCTCAGCAAGCCGGTAGAGCCCAAGATTGCGGAAGTGTTCCGCGCCTTGGACTTCAGGAGCCTTTTGAGTCTTGATCTGACCTTCCCAGCATCGCTTTACCAAGCCTGCCGAAGCCTGAGCCATGAACTTATCATGCTCGGATTCGGTCACGCTGAAACTGGAGCCCTCGACGGCCCCGCCTAGTGGTTGACTGGCCATCTTTCGGATGATCCTTTCTTGAGCGATTTCAACGGTAACGGATGGATCGTCAACCAATGCGTCTGCGAAGCTTCGCTCAAGCTTTGCAAGCGTACAATGAGCAACGATTGTTTTGCGTCGGTCGTCGGCTGCCTTGAGTTGGCGTGCAACTTCGGCTTCGACTTTCTTTTCGGTGTCTTCGGCTGGCTCGACATGCTCGGCCCGCATAGTTTCTTCGGGTTCTTTTTCCATGCTTGCCATCGATTCGACTTGGCCCATCGGAGCCGCGTCAGAACCGGATTGCCCCGCTGCTTTTCCTGCGAGGAAAACAATGATTTGAGTAGGATCGGTCATGCCTTCTGGCAACCCGAGCCCCTTGAGAGTTGCCAAAAGCGACTCGTCCATACGTTCAACCCTTTCCTGGTCGTAAGACCGTCTAACAGTAGAATTCGGATCTGCGCCCGTTGCGCAAATCGATGCGTTATGGGGTTCCCATGCGGTTACAATTTCCGCTGGCCCCTGAATCACTTGGCCCCTTGGGGTAGTGTACGTTTGGCCCTCTCGAACGATCTGCCTCTCTAGTGGCACGGCTTCAATCGAGAAATCGTTAAGGTGGCCTTCGTTGTATCTTGTCGCGACAACCTGAGCCTGTTCATCACTGGCGAATTCAGGGACGCCAATTAGCTGATCGCCCTCAATAACGATATTGCGAATGCTTCCAAAAACTCTGGTTACCGAATCGGTATTGTGGCTGTCAACAATCGGAAGTTTTCGCTTGTCGTTGCGAAACCGGACGCCCTCCATTAGGAGGACTTGGCTTACCCAGCCTCGATCCTCTCGATAGACCATAACCGGCGTTTCGGTCGCAATCACCGCTCGGCCATCTTTAACGGTTCCGAATTGGCGAACAATCGAATCACCCTCGATAGGCTTGGCTTGGTGTCTTGCGTCGAGTTCTTTTCGTCGCTTGATTAGGTCCGTCTTTTTCATGCCGTTACCTCAGCCGGTAGCGTGTCAACCGATCCGTCTTTTGCGTCGTCGATTAGGGCCTGTACGCTTGCTTCGCTCATGCCGACCGACGATAGGAACACCTTTGCCGCCGCTTCGCTAATAGCCCCGCTGGAAAGCTCGTTGAGGGTCTTGGCAATGGCTTTGCGGTTGCGATTAAATTGGAGCGTCGATAGCCCCATCATTTCGCCGCTGCCGGTCGCTGGTTGGGTCTCTGCCGCCCCTTGGGTCTGAGCCGCCGAAATTGCTAGTTGTTGCTGTTCCGGGGTCTGCAAACCAAGCTTTTGAAGGAGTTCGTTTTCTTTGGCCCGCTGGTAGAAGACCTTGCGATAGTTTTGGCCCTGAGCCCCAAGGACATCCGCGTAAGTCGCGGTAAACGAATTGATGCCCGATTCGCTTGTCGCTTGCTCAACGCCCGGATCGACCCATTCCCATTTAGGAGTCTGCCATTCAACGGGGGTAAACCGCCTGCGGTCGCTCAATAGGTCGCTAGGCCCTGGGAATCCGTCGAGGTTGGTTCGGCTTGCTGCATCACAAAAGCGATCCCAAACAGGCTGGAGCAAGTGCCGAATGATGTATTTCTGGATAATGCGAAACCGCCGACGGTCTTCGAGTTGGCTGGTTCGGCTCGAACTGTAGCTGGTCTGCGAATAGTCGCGGGCTACAACCTCGTAGGATAGCCCGGTCCCTACCGCGATACCGCGAAGAATAACCTTGGTCCATTCGCCCGCGCTCGTGTTCGGTCGGGTCGGGTTGATAATGTCAACCGACTCGCCTGGGTTAAGGTCGAAAATTAGGCCCGGCTCGATGTATCGCTCTCGATTGCCTGCCTTATCGATGCCGCTGCCGGTGTCCGGATCAGACAGACTGCCCAATGGCGTTTCGGTTTTAATTGCCGCCGTGAAGCAGGATGCGATAGCCGAGGCCTGCAACTCGTTGTCCAAGTACGTTCCAAGGTCGCGAATCGATGCCAACGCTGGAGCAAACCAAGTAACGCCCCGCGTCTGGCCGACTCGATCCTGGCGGAACAGGTGGATGATTTCCCGGGCCGGAATTTCCTTTGGCGTTCGGCTTACCGCGTAGGGTTGTAGCGGATGGTCGTCATAGATCATGTAGGCAAGGGGCTTGCCCGATTCATCGACTTTAATCCCGCGAATTACCCGCGTCCCATCGCCGCGATCGATCCCCATCGTGTAGGTATCGCGATCGGTCGCTAGCCTGTCGGCTTCGATGATCTCAAGAGCCATCGGAATCGGTCGGCTGATTCCCCGGTATTCGGTCGAGGGTAGATTGACAATGCGGATAAGCACCTCGCCCGCTTCGACCATTTCGCGAAGGGCGATAATCTGGATTTCTTCGAGGGTCAAACGCCCGTTGATATCCGCGACTTCGGACCATTCCGACCAAGCCTTATCGCGCAGATCGTTGATGTCTTCAATGTCATCGCCT